TCTACTATTACCAAGAACTCTACCACTAAAATTATCTGATGATAATGGAGCAGAGGTAAATGTTATCTGTGATCCACTAATACTGTATGCAGATGTGTATTGTACAACACCTGATATAGATATTAAGGCATTAGCATCTGTTTGAGGTACAACAGCAGTACCACCACTTGTTAAGTTAAATGTTACTTCTGATCCATTAAAGCCTGATGATATATCATCTAGGATTGTATATTGTCCGTCTGTAGGAGCTGTTCCTATGTAACTCAATTTGGCTCTCCTATGGTATTACCTTGAGCTACCCACTCAAGTATTTCTTGATACATTCTATTACTTTCATCATGTGGTACTGTCCACTCTTTACCATCATTATATATAACTATGTAATTAAATTTATTATCATCTGTAGATGTTGGTTGTTTTGTTACACTTATAATATCACTCATTTATAACTCCGAATCTAATTCTATGTCAGTCACATTTGTAGTTGTGCCTCTATTTGATTTTTCAGCAAAGACAGAATAACCTTTATCTGTAATTGTTTGAGAATCTATTGTTCCTGTATTATTTGTTTTTGATACGCTTGGTGTAGCTCTCATAGTTGTATTAAAAGCAAATGTGCCTCCTAATCTTGTTGTCGTATTTCCATCAAGAGCAGTTGTCCACAGCTTATAACTTGCATAATCTTGAAAATATCTACAACATCTCTTTAAATTATCATCAGCACTTGTAAATGGAAAAGTAGGTATTGTTGTAGAACTAAACTCTCCTATCTCATATTGTAATCCAGTTATTTGCCAAACATTATTATTTGAAGCAAAAGCGTTTACTTGTCCTGATGCTCTAGTTGTATTATCTTCTGCACCCCAAGTAGTTTGTAAAGAACCAGATGTAAAATTTGTTCCTGCACCACCCCAAAAATTTATTGTCATACTTTTATTGTTATCATTATTAAAAGCACCAGTAGTGTCAGCTGGAAAATTAACTATCTTTTTTTCCCATGTATTTGAAGAACTAATTGTATAAGTTTGTGAAACATATCTATTGTTATCATCATCAGTTAATTCTAATACATAAGTACCAGTTACTGTCGCATACACCCAAAAAGCAAATGTAGTTTTTTCTGCATTAGATGTTCCTTTTTTTATTGATTGTAAAGTATTACCCTCCATTCTCATTTGTAGAGGTATATTATACTCCGCAGCAGTCATACTTGCATCTCCAGTTGTGCTAGTAACTTTATATGATTTAGTAAACCCTTGACCAGTAGGAGATTCTGATGCTTGTGCAACTGTAAAAGTCATGCCTCCACCTGGAGATAATCTTATTCTATCAACAGTTTTATATCCTGAACCAGTTTGTCCAGTTGAACTTGTAGCTCTTTGAGCTATTGACATATCACCATTAATAATAATAGGAGATACCAATCTGCTACTATCTAAAATTTTTGCAGATGTAACTGCATCATTTGCTAATTTAGCTGTACTTACAGCTGTATCTGCTAACTTATCTGTAGATATAGATCCGTCTGCTATATCTGCACCAGTAAGTATAGATCCTGTGGGTTGTCTACCTATATATCCCAACTTATGTAATCTCCATTATTGATAATGCTGCATCTATTTTACCTGAAACAGAGCAATCAATCTTTACTACATCTGTAGTTTGTAATACTACTTTTGATCCTGTAAGTACTTCAAGAGTACCACCAACAGGAATAGGAGCATTTTTTACTACAAATACATTTTGATTTGTTTCTGTATCAGAAGTATCTGATTCAATTTTTACACTCACATCTACAGCAGCTGTATGTATATTACATAGCAATAATCCTAGTACTACAGAAGTTGTAGAACTTGGTACTGTATATAGTGTCAAAGGTGTACCAGAGCTTGATGGCATAGCATCATTTGTTTTTATTTTGAATGTATTAGCCATTTGGTCCTTTCTATCCTAATGCTATTGCTAGAGCTGTGGCATCATCTAGTGAAGCACCAGCAGTAGCTGCTATTGTTAATGTTTCATTACCACCATCACTACCTTCTGTAAAGGAAATGTTGCTACCAGCAACCAGTTTTCCATTTAAAAAGCCTGGTGTAGTATCATTTGCACTTACTTTTACCTTTACATCAGTATCAGCAACGATAGCAACCCATGCTGAACCATTGTAATATTTTAGTTCATTACTTGTAGTATTATAGAATAAATCACCTTCATCAAGAGATGATGATGGATCGCTAGATCCTATTCTATATTGATTAGCAAATGTATTTACATTTGTAATATTAGAAGCTGTAGTATTTACATTAGCTATATTTGTAGCAACTGTAGATACATTACTTGTATTCCCAGCAACAGAAGTGACATCAGATGCTATATTTGCAACACTTGTTACATTTGATGCAATCCCAGCAACGGATGTTACATTTGAGGCAATATCTTCTACTGCCTGTACATCACTAGAAATGTTTGCTACTGATGTGACATCTCCTGATATTCCAGCTACAGTAGTTACATTTGAAGCAACACCAGCAACTGTAGAAACATTAGAACTAATACCAGCAACTGTGCTAATAGCACTAGATACACCAGCAGCAGTATTTACATTAGATATATTACCAGCAACAGTATTGATATTACTTGCATTAGATACTACAGATGAAATGTTACTGTTCATACCAGCAACAGTTGTCACATTACTAGATATACCAGCAACTGTAGTTACATTTCCAGATATACCAGCTACTGTACTAACATTAGATGCTATTCCTGCTACTGTAGATACAGCAGAGGCAATACCACTTACTGTAGTAATATCTGATGCAATACCAGCAACAGTAGATACATCTGTAATTGATTGTGAAAACTCTAAAGCATTACCAGAACTGTTTACAGATAGTATTTTATTAGCTACTAACTCTGGAAATGTCAGGTTAAATGCAGTTGATGTAGATGATTTAGCTTGTGGAGAAAACTTATTATCTCTTTCATTTTGCTGAATCATAGCAATAATTTTGTCTAGTTCAGTATTAAGTGTTTCTATTGGAAATGTACCAGATACAGGAAAATCAGATGCTCTAGCTACAGATAAATCTCTTAGTATTGTATATTTATCATTTACAGTAGCACCACCACCTAAAGTAATAGATCCACCACCTGATACACCAGCACCAGTTACTGAGTACTGTGTAGCAGAAGATGGACTAGCTGTAAGTGTAAGGGTAGTATCTGCACCATTAGATGCAGCTGTTTTAATAACTGTTAGATCTCCATCTGCAAAAAACTCAAATGGTACAGTAAATGTAGTTTGACCACCAGTTGCTGTATATTGCACTCTAGGAGATGTGTCTGATATTGCTAATGCCATTTACCTTATACCCTTTTCAAATTTATCAAATATACTATCTAAATACCATATATTCTGAAAAGGTAAAGTTTTTCGTATTGCTCTAGCAGTT